CATGGACTTCGACAAGTATTCGCCAACTGATGGGCCAACGAGCCCGTATTTCGATCGCCACCACGATCGTGCACCACACGAACACGACTAAGATCGGATCATTCATTTGACACAGAATCTAGAAGAAAGCGTAAAGGTCGTCAAGAATGCTCTTGAAGCAGGCGGCGTTTATCCTGATGCTGTTAGCAAAAATAAAGATGGTCATATCATTGTCCGTGACGGCTTTTTCTATAAGTCTGGCCGCACAGCTGACGGCCACACCTACAAGATCAAAAAGGCATTGGATGCTGCTGGTATTAAGCACTCTATCGTTGATGATGGTGAGCATAACGCCCCGTTCCATGGTGGAGCTTCTGTAGCTAGAAACTCGCATTTCTATACGCATATCAAGCTGCATGAAGATACTCTTAATGAGGCTCCGGCCCTTCCAAAGGGTGCGAGGCACCTCGGAGATTTTGTTCCAGGTTTCATGAAGGATCTTGGAGATCAGCAGAATTTGGCGTTTTACCGTCACACAAAGGATGATGTTGCTCACGCAGCCGCCGAAGCCCATTTGAAAGAACTCAAGAGCTGCAAGCGTCGAGGCATTCCTCACCCAGCGCTAGGCCGTATCCCGCGTGGTGCTGACATCGCACATGGCGAAAATGAATCTGCCAAGTATAACTACGTTTATGACAAAACGAAGAAGCTAGACGAATCGGTTGCGAACCGCCCAGGTCACTTTGCTTTTACACACACCCCAGGTGACACTGAGTCAGAGCGCAAACTGGCAAAGCTTAAGAGCGTGGTTAGTGACCACAATAAAACTTCTGATTTCAAGCTAAGGGTACTTGCAAAGGGCCGTATGGGTAAAGACAACCCTAATGCTGAAAAGTATAAGCGCGATCACACCGGCCGCACGGCTAGACCAAACTCGCATGGTTACCAGACGATTACTCTGTCTGATGCCAAACACCACGACCTGTATGTCGCTCCGCGGAACAAATCAGATGCAAGCAATCGTAGTTATGAAGATCAAAAGACGCATCACGCTATTGCTCGGAATGTGACGGGTAACTTCAAACAAGCCACAGGACTTAATATGCAAGAAGATGTCAATGAAGCATATCCATCCGCTGCATCAATGGCTAGAAAGGCCAAGGCTGTAAAGCAAGCTCGCGCCATTGCTAATGGCTATGCCAATCAAAAATCTGGCAAGTGGTCCTCGCAATCGTACAAGACTGAAGATGGCCGTTGGGCCTCGAAGGATGTCAAAGAAGAAGCCGGGATTAACGAAGAGACAGTTGGATACAAACATTATCGCTTTACAGCCGGACAGAAGACTTCCAACAATGAAATTGGTTCACCTGAACATATAACAGCACACCCTGGTAAAATGAAGGCTCTAGGCGTTCATACCAAACAGGGTGATAGTTATGGTCATACCAGCCACGTCATTGTTACAAACACAGTCACTGGAGAGCAGAGTCATCATAACGTTTATCAGCGCGAATGGGGCAATGGTGAAGACCGTCCAACGGTCTCCATCAGACACCTAAAAAACATTCACCCCGGTCACACGAATGCCTTGAAGCATTATCTCTCTGGTAAGACCAAACTGACCGAAGAAACTCTGGTTGAAAGATATAGGAGAGCAACGGGCCGGGCCACGCTAACTGAGCTTTCCAGAGCAACTCTTGGATCCTACATCAAAGGTGCATCCAACGACGTGGCCAACAAGGCTGTAGAATACGGCACGAAGAAGGCAGAGCGTGACGAGGTTGATCGTATCACTAATCGTCATATGAAGTATGCTGACAAAGACACTATCCACAAGGCTCTCAAAACCACTTCCGATGACGTTGAAGGCCCACGGGTGAAAGCTGCTAAGCGTATCGGTGGTATTGCCAAGGCAGTCAAGAAACTGACCGAAGCTCGCAAAAAGCACAAGGATCTAACTAATGCCTGTATCTCCTAACATCGTCATTAACCGTGAGAACTCATCTGCGGTATTCCACTTTACTGCAAACGTAGCAGGCATTGTTGTTGCTGGCAACAACTCCGTCAGCAATGTTGCTATCGAGGAAGAAGTAATCACTGGCGTGGCAATCACGCAAGCTGCTTATGGTTCTACTCCAGGTGCATATTGGCATGTTCAAAGGGGATCTAACACAGCAATCGTCCTTGACTCCACTGGATTCATCGATTTTGCTGGTATTGGAATGTCCATAAATAAGGATGCTGCTGCTGATATTTCGGTGACGTTGGTTCCGCCCGATGGCCATCACTCCTCTACCTACAAGGGTTACCTCGTCCTCGAGGTACAAAAACAAAATGCCCGTCTAGAATATCTAGCCGACTAAGGAGACTACCACAATGAAGCTGTTCCTAGACATCGCTGAGGACGTTCAGTACATTGAAGAAGCCACCGGCGAGGATGGAAAGAAATCCCTGTTTATTGAGGGTGTTTTCCTTCAGGGCGGCATCAAGAACCGTAACGGTCGCATGTACCCGTCTCAAATTCTTGAGAACGAGGTCGCCCGTTATACCAAGGAGTCGATCGCAGCTAACCGTGCTTACGGCGAGCTTGGTCACCCAGCTGGTCCTGCTATTAATCTAGATCGTGTGTCACACATGATCAAGGAACTCCGTAAGGATGGCAACAACTATATCGGTAAAGCTAAGATCATGGAAACGCCGATGGGTAACATCGTCAGGAACCTGATCAAAGAAGGTGCTGGTCTTGGTGTTTCCTCCCGTGGTATGGGTACGCTGAAAGCCCAGAACGGACTTATGGAAGTTCAGAATGACTTCCGACTCGCAACCGCCGCTGACGTTGTTGCAGACCCATCCGCGCCAGATGCTTTTGTTCAAGGTATCATGGAAGGTGTTGAGTGGATCTGGGAGAATGGTATCTTTAAGCAGGCAACTCTTGAGACGGCCGTTCAGGTCATCGAAAATCACGCTGCTGCAAGTACACTGGACAACGAACGTAAGATGAAGATCTTCGAAGCGCTACTGTCTGGTCATACAAATCAGTAATTTATAAATACAACAGAACATTCCTAAAGGAGCTGTCGATGCCTAAAGACAACAACCCAGAACTCGAAATTGATGACAACGACCTGGATCTCGATCTAGATCTCGAAGACATCGGTCTCGACGAACTTGATATGGACGGTGATGACGAAACGGTTGTTGCTGAGCAAACCGCTGCTGCCGCAACGATCGCTGCCAAGCCATCTCGTACTGCAACCCTCGCTAACCTGGTTAGCGCTGCTGCAAACATGTCCGATGAGGACCTGAACCACTTCGCTGCTTCTATTGCACAGCCTACCAACCCAATCGATGGTGGTGCAGCTGCAAAGAACAAGGCGTCTATCGCCACGAAGACTGTTACCAAGGAAGAGCTTGACTCTCTCTTCGGTGATGAGCTTTCCGAAGACTTCCGCGACCAAGCAACGACTCTGTTTGAGTCTGCTGTAAATGCACGTGTCGGTCTTGAAGCTGCTGCCCTGGCTGAAGAGCTTGAGGCTAAGTATACTGAAACTACCGCTGCTTTGGAAGAGGCTTACGCCGCAACTCTGGAAGAAGAAGTTTCCGCCCTGACCGACGGCCTGTACGAGCAGATTGACTCTTACCTCAACTATGCTGCTGGAACCTGGGTCGCCGACAATGAAGTTGCTATCGACGTCAGCCTTCGTGCTGAAATCGCCGAAGACTTCATGGGCAAAATGAAGGACCTGTTCCTTGAACACAACCTAAACATCCCCGATGAGGCAGAAGACGTCCTCGCTGAGATGCTTGAAGTCAACGAAGGCCTTGAGACTGAACTGAATGCAGCCCTAGAGCAGATTATCGCCCTAAAGGAAGATAAGCTTGTTGCAGGTGTTGAGTCTACCTTCGCTGAAGAGACTGTTGGTCTCGCCGCAACCCAGATCGATCGCATTCGTACCCTTGCTGAGGGTATCGAGTCTGATGACCTGGCCACATATACCAAGAAGCTTCGTCAGATCAAAGAATCCGTCACGAAGAAGGCTACGCCTTCCACTGGCATTCTGATCGAAGAAGCTCCTGCTATCTCCGAAGATCAACTGATCGAAGAGGCTGCTGCTCCAGCTAACGTTGACCCACAAGTCGCTCGTTACATGGATGCAATCTCTCGTACATCTCGCCCAAAGTAACGCGACAAAGAAGCGCGTTAGAAACCAAGCTTTTATAAATAAACTAGAATATACCTCTAAAGGGAGTCTACCAAAATGCTACAAGAAGACCTGAACAACAAGTGGGGACCCCTGCTGGACCACGCTGATCTAGGTGTCATCAAGGATGATCACCGCCGTCGCGTAACGGCTGTTCTGCTTGAGAACACCGAGCGTGAACTTTCCGCTGTTGGTTCCATGGCGATGACCGCTAATGGCGGCCAGAGCCTGCTGGGCGAAGCTGCTCCAACGAACGCAACCGGTTCTTCGGTCGATAACTTCGACCCAGTCCTGATTGGCCTGGTTCGTCGTGCAATGCCTAACCTGATGGCTTATGACGTTTGCGGCGTTCAGCCAATGACCGGTCCAACCGGCCTGATCTTCGCAATGCGTTCCAAGTACGCAAACCAAGCTGGTGCTGAAGCCTTCTACAACGAAGCAAACACCGGCTTCTCTACGGACGCCAACTCTTCCAACCAAGCTAACACCATCGGCAACAAGCATGTCGGCGGCGTTCCAGGTAACTCGACTTCGGTCGCTAACCTTGCTGAGCTGGGTCTCTATAACTTCCGTGGTGGTTCTTCCACTGCTGCTCTTGAAGGCGGCTTCGGTGCTACCGGAACCTTCCCTGAAATGGCGTTCTCGATCGAGAAGATTGCGGTCACTGCAAAGGGCCGTGCTCTGAAGGCTGAGTACTCGCTGGAACTGGCACAAGACCTGAAGGCAATCCATGGCCTGGACGCCGAGACTGAACTCTCGAACATCCTCTCCACGGAAATCCTTGCGGAAATCAACCGTGAAGTTATCCGTACCATCAACCTGACCGGCAAGCCTGGTTCCCAGGAAGGTACGACCACGGCTGGCGTCTTCGACCTCGACGTTGACTCCAACGGTCGTTGGTTGGCTGAGAAGTTCAAGGGCCTGATGTTCCAAGTTGAGCGTGAAGCCAACAAGATTGCCAAAGACACTCGTCGCGGCAAGGGTAACATCGTCATCTGCTCTTCGGACGTTGCGTCCGCTCTTCAGATGGCCGGTGTTCTGGACTATGCGCCTGCGCTGAACTCCAACGCTCTGAACGTTGACGACACGGGCAACACCTTCGCAGGTGTCCTG